ATCTGGCCGTCGGCATCAATTCTAAACCCAACCGTAGCTGTTCCGCCCGGATTAATGTGGGACAAAGCATCATCAACGAGGGTCAGAATGTCTCCCCCCGTACTCTGATAACTAAGCTGTGATCCCCAGAGAGCCATTAGGTGTCGTCCGCCGCGTTGTCGGTGTAGAAGATGCGAATGCCTATCAGACGTGCGTCTGCCGTGAGAGTGTCGCTGGCATTCGCAGGAGCACGCTTGATGCGGAAGAACACAAGGTCATCCGCAGCCGGTGTTCCAGCTATAGTGATAGCCGAACTCTCTGGGCCAACGTGAATGTCGCCAGTGGCAATCAGGGTGTCGATTGAGTTCTGGGCTGTGCCCCACGCAACGTCTATGGCATCGTCGTTGCCGACTGCAACGGCTTCCAGTTCCCACACCACTCCGCCCGTACCGGCCGCAGCCGTCCAAATGGGTTGGAATGTGATCGTGCCTTCGTTCCATCCCTTCGGGAATGGAATCTGGAAATGCGCGAACTCCTGCGTGGTCTGATCGAAGTCCAGTGTCTTGTACGTCTGTAGGTTCGTGGCCGCCGTAACAGTCGCCTGAGCAGGTCCGTTCGTGGCCGCAGGAATCATTGCCGCCGCCATGATCGGAATCGTGTTGCGGCCCTGCTTCTTGTAGCGGGCATCGCCGGAAGTCTCCGTTACGACGTTCGCGCCTTCGATGGCAACTACTCCGGCCGACACGCGGGACAACGTGGTGTCCGTGGCATGTCCAAGTTCTATAGTTGTGGGCTGTAGAGCCGCACCAGACACAACGATATTGGTCGTATTTACGCCTGTAATAAGGAAGTTCGTGCCGTCATGGTTGAACGTCACATAACCAGTATTAGCAGTATTGAAGATTCGTAAGAGATTGCCTGCTGCAACATAACAGTTCATGTTATAACTGACAGACGAAACGTTACTGGTGGAGTACTGTAACTGGGTACCAGTATACGTAATAGTGACTGAACCTATAGCACCTGTCTGTTCACCATAGAAGATGATTGCTGAGTCGGCAGAATCTCCACGCAAAGCCGAGGCTTCGCCTATCTTGATCGTGGATTGCGCATTTGATGCACGATTGAACACCCACTCAGCAGCACCAAAGCGCACAGAGTCAATGGCCGTACCAGTACGATCAACCGTTATCCAGTTGTTCGCAACGGAGGCCGCATCGTTTTGCAGTCGGAAGAGAAGTTGTTCGCCTTGTGCTTCAATCAACCACCGCTGGTTGTCGGCCGCAGCATCAGATTCCACAAGACGAATGGTCGGATCAACACTCGACAGACTGAGCAACGTACCCGTGAACAGATTGGATGCGGCGTCGAGTCGTGGAATGTTGGTCGTTAGATAGGAATCTACCAGTAAGGAGGACGCATTGAGTGGGGCATAGCCGCTCGGCTGGCCTTTGTTGGCGGCGTCTTCCTTCGATGCAATGGCCGTCGAGATCTCCGACAACTCTGCGTCGATCTGGGTTCCAAGTATGGCTTTGTTCGGATCTCCCTGAGTGAGCGCATCCTTGGGGCCATACGAGACGTTCTGAGTGTAGTTTGACATTAGGTTAGGCGTCCAATCTTGGCGTAGAGGTCAAGAGACTGTAGAGAAACGTTTGTGCTATTGATGGTGCAGGCGATCCCGACTTTGATGTAACGCCCGCGTCCGCTTCCGGGAACGTGCTTAGTGCGGAGGCTGATACCGCCACCCCACTCCGACAGACCCCACTCAGCAACTCCCCACTCGGCTGTAACGCTCTGAGCTTGGAAGCTTCGTGTGGCGGTGTTGAAAATGATGTCGAAGTCATAGGCCCACTTGAACTCAATGTCCACATTGTTGTTGATGTAGAACACGCCCGAGAGGCGCTTCGGAATGATGGTGTAGCCCTGCTTCGTGATATCGAGCCACGAAGACTCGTACTCGAAGTTGTAGGTCGAGGTGTTGTCCAGATTTCCCGTGTAGGTGCCAAGCTTGCCTACAACGCTCGGGATGGACATGAACAGGTCGCCGTCGAGATCCCGGAAGATGGAAGTCGGAACGAGACCATCCCAGATGCCGGTGCAACGAACAGACCCGTCTTCCATTCGACCTGTGGTATCGAAGACGAACACGGTGCCAGCGCCGGAACTGGGCAGGCACAGAAGGTAGAACCGATTCTCCGGTGAGTACACGCTTCGCACGTCGCTGGAGATGGCCACCATTTCTCGTAGATCATCCTGCACGTTACGTGACAGGTTATCGAGCGGGTTGTTGCGCTCTTCAGTCAGACGCCCAAGAGACTGCAAGCCGCTGGCCGACAGGAACCACAGATCACCATCCACCAACTGAATCGAGTCTCTGGCTATGCAGCCAACCCCCGAGAGTGTGTCTTCGACGACCATCTGGAAAGGATCGATAGCCAAAACAGAGCCCGTGGGATCGGAAAAAATGGCAATGTTGTTCTTGCCGAAGACCACAAGACGGCCATTGAAGGCCGCAAGAGCCTGCACAGTGTCTGTACCCGGCCAGATGTTCCTCATGTCAAAGATGCCGGCATCAGCCGAAGTCCAGTCCGTTCCATCCAGCAGTGCCGAAAAGCCGACCGTAATACGGTCGGAATCGACGATCCACAGGCGTCCGAAAGCCGATAGCCCGACGCCTCCGGTTGGTACGTTTACGTCCGCGATGGCAGTGAAGACGCCCAGTCCCGCGTTGTAGCGACACGGGGTCTTGCCCTGCTGCACCGCGTACACGTCGTCGTTGAAGTTCAAGAACTGCCAGTTTCCGTCTGTGAAGGCGATAGCACCAGTGATATTCGAGAACGTGGCCCCGCCGTTGGTCGAAAGGTTGAACGTCGTGGCCGTCGAGCAGATGAAGTTTCGGGTGCCCGAGTGGGTCTGGTATTCGATGCTCTGGACAATTGCCGCTCCAAGCGCCGAAGTCGTAACAGCGTTCCAACCCTTGCGTGCAGCTACCCGTCCGCTAGAATCCAGCGTCGTGTTGCGTAGCTTAGTGGCCCATTCGGGCCCAAGAATGGCAGACTCGTTCTGGGTGTTCAGACCACGGAACGCGGGTACGTTCAGCGGCAGGAACAGCAGTGCGGCTCCGCCATGCGCGCGAGGAGTCGGCATTAGTCTCTCACGAACTCTTGCTGGTCAGTGCGTCCGCCCAACTGCTGATCTGCCTCTATTGCCCTAGCAAGGGAGTTGTAGTAACGCCGTTCAGCAAGGTTCCCCGGCTCTCCCATTTCTTCGCCGCGCTCGTTCAAGGCGAGCATCAAGGTTCCGAGATAGATCGGCTTCCACGGCACAAGGAGCACCGTGTTGTCGTCAGTGCCGTCTGTTTCCGGCTCATCTTCTGGAGTCCAGAAGGTAAGACGGGCCGTTCGCGTAGTTGCAGGAATCGGCCACAGCGACAATTCCAAACCACCATTCGAGGGGTTCAGACGATACGAGAAATAGTTGGGCTCTGTGTTTGTCAGGGCCCGGTCAGACTGATACAACCGCTCCATATCCGTCTGAGAGATAGGAAGCATCCTGTCCCCTTGCGTCGCGGATGCGTCGTCAAAGAGGAAGGCCATCGGCTGATTGTACTGGTCGTACACCAACAGGGAGTCTGTCGTGGTGACTCGCTCCGTGTTGGGCACGTTGCCACCGTTGGCTATCGTCTTGCCGAGGTTGTAGGTGCGCGTTCCATTGGCCACTGCGAGAGTGATCGTATGGCGCATCGAGGTCCAATCATGAACCTCCACACACTCCTGATGAATCTCTGCAATGAACTCGGACACCAAACGCGAGTATTCGGTACCGTCCATCGTGTTGACGGTATCTTCGCGCAGTCTCCGAAGAACCTTGTTCAGTAGATCGAGGAACGTCATTCGCTAGTCCTTACGGAATCGGGTTGCCGCTACCACGCGGACCAGAATTCGCCGGAGCCTGCGGGGCTTCCTTGGGGGCCTTTTTGGCAAACTTGCCAAGCCCCAGAAGGGCAAAGTAGCACGCTACCGCACCCGCCGCGAAGCTAGCAAGGAAAATGCCAAAGCCATTCTGACTACATTCAAGCATGATTTTCTCCTTGGTTGAAGTGAAAAAGGGGAGCCTCCGAGTGTTCGGTGGCCCCCCTTCCGGTTACATCATCCTAGCGATTAAGCCGGGACAACGATTGCTATGCCCGCTTCCGGGCGAAGGACGCCGCCGCCGAAGATCATGTCCGCCGTGAACAGGTCAGACAGATACTCCTGCTTGTACTGCGCCTGAGTCCGCGGGCGAAGCTGTTCGATGAGAACGAGCGCCTCCTTCTGGAACATCAGACACGCACGCTGGTCGACAGCCGCACCCGTGTCCGCCACAGTCGGGCAGTTCGTGGAGACGTAGACTTCTACGCCGTACACGTTACCCACACGACCGTTACGGATGGTGTTGCCATCGCCGGACTCGCCGGTAAACGCCTGCTCGGTGAAGCGGGCGATGCCGGTCAGGTTCCGCTTCTCGACCGGGGGAATGACAAGCACGCGACCCGCCATAGGCACGTCGTTGTCGTCAAGCTCCTGAATCATGATGCGGATGCCCTCATCCGTC